TTACTGATTTCCCATCATCATATCATAGTGCTGCTTTTGCTCCATAGCATCAAATATCATTTCAAAAATATTTCTGCACTCATCGGCATTCAGACAATCCTCTACAAAATCCTTGCCGTCACTCATGCCAATAGCGCTTGCGTTAATGTATGCCAGCATTGCAGAGGCAAGCTGAAACTTCTCTTCATCATCGTTGCCGGCAACATCCTTAAAGCGTCCTTCAGCTTTGCCTTGAACCAAAATCACCTGCCGCAATTTTGAACCTTCATATCCGCAAAGCTGAAGGAAATAGTATTCCAGAATGCGGCGAATGACATTCATCAATGGAACTGCAGATTTTAACTCTTTATACTCATCCCAAAGAGCAGCATAGGAATTTTTGACAGGGTTTATATTCATGCGCTCTGTTGGAACTTTTGGGTTAACATCATCGCACATCCTTATCGTAGATTTGGTTCCGATCTTTCGAATCAGGTAAAATGATACATAGTCATATTTCGTCACATAGCTGTAGGAAACTTCTCGATGAAAGTAAGCATTGTGGGTAAGAATGAAAATCTGCTTGATAAAATTACCTTCAGCAGTCTTATTTCGGTTATCTGCATTGTTCCTGCAAATCTCAATCATCTGACGCACAAGGGTGCTGACGATAAACAGGGAGCCGCTGTCCATACTGGAAACAGGGTCATCAATAACAACAATTTTCTCCCTGATTTCGCCCTCCGCTGAGTCGCTGCCATGCACCAAATGATAAAAATATAGAAATGCAATAAAGTTCTTTTCGCCTTCGCTTAAATTATCCGCTATGGTGCCATCAGGGCGTCTCACCTCATATACATTATCAGCTCCAGCTTTTGGCTGAAGGCTGAATCCTCGCATTCCTGAATCACGAAGCATCTGGTTTATGCTGTCCTTGGCAGTGTCAGTTTCTACCGTTTTGCCGCGGAGTGTTTTTAGTTGTGTTTTGATTTCCCCCAATGCTGTGTTGTATGTTGAAATCTCAGTGTCAAGAGCGTCGAGTTCGGCCTGCTTATCAGCATCTTCTTTTCTGTAGGCCGTAATAACATCCCTCAGCATAAAAGCGAGCAGGCTGAATACAGCATCGGCACATTCCGTTCGCTTAGTCGGGCCAGCAGCCACGACAGCGTTGTTTGCATCGATCATTTTGTTAAAACCATCGATGATATCAGATAATTCCTCAAGAATTGGGCGGGTTTCCATAAGCGTTACTGTAGAGGCCGGGTTATCTATTTTAGTTTTTATAGCTTCAATGTTGGATTGGATTGCAGCCTTTAAAACAGCCAGTTTGTCAGTGTATGATTTGAGATCGATTTTGGGATAGAGTTCACTCGGCATCGTCTGCAAGGGCACAAATAAATCATTAGCTGACTTTTTATAACGGACCTGGAATTCAGACAAAAGCCGCAGATTGTCTTGATATCTGTTATCAAAGCTGGCTATGAAGGTCTGCTCGAAATCCGCGGGAAGTTCAATGCCGCAATATGGACATCTTCCATTGGCATCATGAGAATAGGCATCGTGGCCCTGCCGCATCCATTCTGTTGCTCCGATGTCGCGAAGAAATCCGGCAAGTTCTGTATCCGCACTGTTTACGATTGACCTGACAAGTATATCTTTTCCTTCTACAGTGTCAATACCGGTAGAATCTGCAACGGTATTAAATCTCTGGTAGTGCTTTGCGGTTTCAGAATAAGCAGATTCATACAGCCTGCGCAATTCCTCCAAATCCATATCTGCCGGCGCGTGCTTCATAATTTCCCGTACAAATGGGTCAGAACGTCCTTTGCCGCTCATTGTTGCAGGGAACTCCTCTCGGATAGCTTTGCCGCGTTCCCAGCACTCCTTAAGAAAATCCTTGTGCAGTTTATCCTTGGCCGTTTCAGTTTTTACACGCTTGTCTGTTGCCTCAGTCAACCGTTTTTTCACATTGGAACGTTCTTCAGTGACTTCATCAATTTGTCTCTGGGTTTCAGCATTTTTCGCGTTAAGGGTGAACACACCTTTCAAGTTGCGATAACTGTGAAAATTATCATCAATGAACTCTTGGTTATAAACCAGCGGTAAATAATCTGCCTGTGTTCTTCCCGGGGCATATGTCACACCTGCACCGCTTTTTATGGCTTTGGCTATAGTGGACTTACCTGTGCCATTGTTTCCAAACAAGAAATTAATATATGTCGGTTCAATGAAGGCATGACTGTCCTTATAGCTTGCATCCGTCAAATCAATGCGGATAATTTCTGATTTGATTTTTTCAGCCACAAAGACACCCCCTTATACGGGCATTGGAACACCGGGAATTCCGGCTTCCTTAAATGCCTCAAAAACATTTATTTTACGAACCGACCATGCACTTTGATTAAGATCCGTAATGGCACAGTCCATGTTCAACCCAAAAAACATGGCATTTCTCTTATCACACAGCTTTATCTGCTGTATTGGGGCAATTGGCTTGAATGCAATTTTTATGTTCTTTCCAGCCGCCATAACTTTTTGAATGTAGCAAAGCATACAGAATTGATTGGGTGATGTCACACCTTTCATTTCAGTATTTTCCTGGCAAATAATTGCGGGGAAACGCTTTAGCTCTTCAATTCCATCCTCAGTGAGAGCAGAGCATTTTTCAAAAATTTCCGGCGGTACATTATATTTGGTCAAAGCGCGGTTTGCAATCACAGATACTACACCGTCTTTAAAAACATCTTCATCACAGGTGACAATCAGCTGATAGTATTCTGTGCTGAAGGACTGAATTGCAATCATCATCTCCGCGGTGGAGTCTGCCGACTGAGGATAGTGGATATTATATGTAAAATTAACCGTGGCGCCCGGCTGGTTAGAGACAGCAACATTGTTCGTACCAATCTGCTGCAATGCAGGGGCAGCCGGCAAGCCATTCTGTTTAATAATTTGGTTATTACTCATAATGCACCACCTCAAAATTTAAAATTCATTGTGCCGTTATTTGTCAGATTGAAGTTCTTTTCTCCGTTTTGAATGACATTTATCTGATGTTGAATAACGGTCATTTTCGGGTCTTCTGTGGCGGCACCTGATGGCTTTTCGTCATCCACGACCTCCGCCTCTATGGGTTCAGCATCATCTTCTGGTGATGTTGAACTTTTTCTTTTTACAGCCGCTGCCGTTCGGATAATGCCCGCAAAAAGATCTGCAATTTCATCCCCCCACGTTGCGAGCATTAATTTCCGGCAAATAAGGTTTAAATCTTTCACACAACTCTAACTGAGCCGATTCTCCAAATTCAAATATAAATGAAGCAAACTCTACCTGATCAAGATGAGGACTCATTGCTTTTGCTATCTCCGTGATTTGAGTAGTTCCGTTGGCGTAAGCCTTGTAAGAACTGTCGCTGTAATCATCAAGAATATCTCGACCATCGTCGGTCAGTATTGCATCAAACAGGCTGCGAACATATTTCTGGACACCACCCCTGCCGCCAATGACAGGGCGTGTCAATTCAACAAAATCTTTAAACGTCATGCCATGCTCCTCTCTCTGTCCAAGACCACCGAAGCCTACCAACGACTGCCGATGGCTGCCAACTCAATTTACTATAATGCAAATAGAAGCTGACACAAAAACAGCTTCTAAATCAGGGCAAATATCCGCGCATACAATTTCAATTTATATTATAACACACAAATATAAAATTTCTACTTATTTCACAGATTTTATTTCTGTACTTACAGAGATTAAATCGCAATTTCAAATTTTCCATTCCTTAACGCCAGATACCGCATTACCTGATCACTGATGGCTCAACGGTATCCGGCGGCACAACTCAATATCACAGCTGCCTTTTGAGCGGGTTAGCTGCAATCCGAAACGGAGAACTCCGTTTGGACTGCGGTTAGGTTTTTGCACCCTTTTTGCGGCAGCACCCAGAGTCCTCCGTTTCGAGAAATCGAAAATCGGAGGACTTTTTTATGAAAAGCAATGAAAATCAGAACACACCAATCATCTACTACCGTCCGCTACATCAGTGGATTGAGGTCACCCCTGAACAGAAGCGGGATTGGGAACGCTTCGTGGGCGCTGCCCGCAAGGCAAAGCAGAGAGCCGGAGCCTGCTGCATTCCATACAAGAAAAGCTACAAGTGCGACGGGCTGTGTGAAACCTGTGAATTCCGCTGTATCCCAAAGGATGCTGCTCAGCACCTCTCCATTGAAGTTGAGATGGAAAACGCCTATGAGAACGGCGTCTCCCGTACCAGCTTTCTTGCTGACGACAGGCCGACCACAGAAATCAACATCGACAGCATGCTTCTCAATCAGCTGCTTACCGAACTTAGAGGAACAGACCCGGAAAGCTATCAGATTCTTATGCTTCTTGCGGACGGGCAGTCCGAGCGGGCCAGCGCAGAGCGGCTGCATATGCCGCGGAACACCTTCGTGTATAAGCGCAACCAGCTTCTGAAACGGCTCAAGGAAAAATTCTAAAAAACTTTCGGCCAATCCCTCCTTTCCCGTCCAGATGGGTCTGTGAAAGGCAAAACAAAACGCCTTGAGAAAGGAGGGAACGCCGAGATGAGTTACAACGCAAACGATTATGGCACCCATGCGGACGAGGATGCCGTTGATGTCCTCACCGCCATCAGCGTGGTGTCAAGGAGACTGGCGCACAATCTCACAGCCGCACGCCAGCAAAGCCAATCAAAGGAAGGGGGAAAACAGGATGAGCCAAATGAGCGAATTGGCAGCAACTATCGAAGAACTCCGCAGTGCTGCCGCTGCAATTTCGGATGCCGCTGACTGGCTGTCAGAAAAGTTCAGTGGAAGGCCGCAGACAAAAGATGCTCCCGCTTCTCCTCCTGAACCTGAACTGACGCTGGAGCAGGTCAGAGCCGTACTTGCGGACAAATCCCGTGCGGGCTTCACCGCTCAGATTCGCTCTCTGCTCCAAAAACACGGTGCGGCGAAACTGTCGGAGATTGACCCTTCGCATTACGCCGACCTGCTCAAAGAGGCGGAGGGCTTGGAAAATGGGTAAACACGCCATTCTATCCGCTTCCAGTGCTAACCGTTGGCTCCACTGCCCGCCGTCCGCCAGACTCTGCGAGAGCTACGACGATAAGGGCAGTGACTACGCCGCCGAAGGCACCGACGCCCACGCACTGTGCGAGTACAAACTCCGGAAGGCGCTGGGCATGGAAGCGACCGACCCGACCGAAAATCTGAGCTGGTACAACTCTGAAATGGAAGAATGTGCCACTGGCTATGCGGCCTATGTGCTCGAACAGGTGGAAGCGGCAAAGCAGACCTGCGCCGACCCGATTGTTCTCATCGAACAGCGGGTGGATTTCTCCCGCTGGGTGCAGGACGGTTTCGGCACTGCCGACTGCATCATTATTGCTGACGGAGTTCTCAACATTGTGGACTACAAGCACGGTAAGGGTGTTGAGGTCAGCGCCGTGGATAATCCGCAGATGATGCTCTACGCCCTTGGCGCTCTGGAGATTTTCGACGGCATCTACGACATCAATACCATTCGCATGACAATTTACCAGCCGCGTAAATCAAACATCAGCGTATATGAAATGCAAAAATCCGACCTGCTTGGGTGGGCGGATACGGAACTAACCGAAAAGGCTCAGCTGGCCTATGGCGGTCAGGGAGAGTTTCACTGCGGCGAATGGTGCCGATTCTGTAAGGCGAAAGCCGAGTGCAGAGAACGCGCCGCTGTCAATCTGGAGCTCGCCCAGTATGAGTTTCAGTCTCCCGCTCTCCTTGATGATGATGAAATTGCAGATATACTCGGCAGGCTTGACGCCCTGACCGCCTGGGCGGCTGATGTGAAGGAATATGCACTTCAGCAGGCAGTCAGCGGTACGTCGTTCCCCGGCTGGAAACTGGTTGAAGGTCGCTCTAATCGCAGGTACACAAACGAAACAGCTGTTGCCAGTGCTGTTGAAAGCATAGGCATTGACCCCTATGAGCACAAAGTGCTGGGCGTCACCGCCATGCAGAAACGGCTCGGCAAATCCCGCTTTGAGGAACTTCTTGCACCTTACATTGAAAAGCCGCAGGGCAAGCCGACGCTCGTACGGTCGAGCGACAAACGGCTTGAATGGAACACCGCAAAAAATGATTTTATGGAGGAAAATGATTATGAATAACAGCACTATGAAGGTCAACAACCCGATGAAGGTCATCACCGGCCCCGATACCCGCTGGTCTTACGCCAACGTCTGGGAGCCGAAGTCTATCAATGGCGGCACGCCGAAATACAGCGTCAGCCTGATTATCCCCAAGTCCGACACCAAGACGCTCGCCAAAATCAAGGCGGCTATTGAGGCGGCATACCACGAGGGCGAAGCAAAGCTCAAGGGCAACGGTAAATCTGTGCCTCCGCTGGCGGTTCTCAAAACCCCGCTGCGCGACGGCGACACCGAACGCCCCGATGATGAAGCCTACGCCAACGCCTACTTCATCAACGCCAACGCGACCACTGCTCCCGGCATTGTGGACGCCGACCGCAATCCGATTCTGACCCGTTCGGAGGTTTACTCCGGCGTGTACGGCAGGGCAAGCATCAGTTTCTATGCTTTCAATTCCAATGGCAATAAAGGCATCGCCTGTGGGCTCAATAACCTGCAGAAAATCCGCGACGGGGAGCCTCTCGGCGGCAAGGCAAGCGCGGAGTCCGACTTTGCCACCGATGATGACGACGATTTTTTGAACTGAGAAAGGAAAGGTGAAAATACATGACAACCTTACAGACCGTTTTAGTTACCGCCCTTATCGCCATCTGGCTCTGCATCAGTGTCGGGTTTCTTGTCTCTGTGATTCAGAGCGCAATATATGACCGCAAGCGCGAAAAACGAGAGAAGGCGCAGGCAGCCCGCGACCTTGAATACCACGAAAAGCGCATGGCGGACTTTAAGTAAAACAGCAGGGACAAAGCGGCAGAGCTTGCTTTGCCGCCTTGTTTCTATTAAGGACGGTTGCTTATGAAATCACTCAGTATCGATATTGAAACATATTCCAGTGTAAACCTTGCCAAATCAGGTGTTTACCGCTATGTCGAAGCACCGGATTTTGAAATTCTGCTGTTCGGCTATAGCGTGGACGGTAGTGCGGTGCAGGTCATCGACCTTGCCTGCGGTGAGAAAATCCCTGCGGATATCCTCAACGCACTTACAGATGAAAGCGTGACAAAATGGGCGTTCAACGCCGGCTTTGAAAGAGTGTGCCTGTCGCGGTATATCGGTTTGCCGACCGGCGAGTATATTGCCCCTGCTTCGTGGCACTGCTCGATGGTATGGGCGGCGACGATGGGCTTGCCGCTTTCACTGGAGGGCGTCGGCGCGGTGCTGGGGCTGGAAAAGCAAAAGCTCACCGAGGGCAAAGAACTCATCAAGTATTTCTGCCAGCCCTGCGCTCCGACAAAAGCCAATGGAGAACGCACCCGCAACCTGCCGGCTCACGCGCCGGAAAAGTGGTCGGCGTTCAAAAAATATAACGCCCGCGACGTGGAAACGGAAATGTCCATTCAGGCGAGGCTCGCAAAGTATCCGGTACCGGACAGCACTTGGGAGGAATATCATCTCGACCAAAAAATCAACGACCGCGGCGTCTGCTTGGATATGGAACTGGTGCGGCAGGCCATTCAAATGGACGGGCATTCCCGCTCCGAATTGACTGCGGCCATGAAAAAGCTGACTGAGCTGGATAATCCAAACTCGGTACAGCAGATGAAGCAGTGGCTTGCGGAAAACGGCATGGAAACGGACACGCTCGGCAAAAAGGCTGTGGCGGAGCTTTTGAAAACTGCGCCGCCAGAGCTTGCCGAGGTACTTGCTCTCCGTCAGCAGCTTGCGAAATCCTCCGTGAAAAAGTATCAGGCGATGGAAAACGCCGTCTGCGCCGACGGTCGTGCTCGCGGAATGTTCCAGTTTTACGGAGCCAACCGAACCGGCCGCTGGGCGGGCAGGCTTATTCAAATGCAAAACCTGCCGCAGAACCATCTGGAAGATTTGGCGGAAGCCCGCGCTCTTGTGCGATGCGGCGAATTCGATGCGCTAAAAATGCTCTACGAGGATGTGCCGGATACCCTTTCCCAGCTGATACGCACGGCATTCGTACCGCAGGAAAATCGAAAATTCATTGTGGCGGACTTCTCCGCGATTGAAGCCAGAGTCATTGCGTGGCTTGCCGGCGAGCAGTGGCGGCAGGACGTTTTCGCCAAAGGCGGCGACATCTACTGCGCTTCGGCGTCTCAGATGTTTAAGGTGCCTGTTGAGAAGCACGGCATCAACGGTCACCTGCGGCAAAAGGGCAAAATTGCAGAGCTGGCGCTGGGCTACGGTGGCAGCGTCGGTGCGCTCAAGGCTATGGGCGCTTTGGAGATGGGCCTTCAGGAGGATGAGCTTCCCGCTCTGGTTTCCGCATGGCGGCAATCCAATCCCCACATTGTGAAATTCTGGTGGGCGGTTGACCGTGCTGTGATGGACGCCGTTATCCGTAAAACCACCACGAAAACACACGGCATCGTATTCTCCGCCAGAAATGGAATGCTGTTTGTCACCCTGCCGTCTGGCAGGAGCCTTGCCTATGTGAAACCTCGCATCGGTGAAAACAAGTTCGGCGGCGACTGTATTACCTATGAAGGCATCGGCGGCACAAAGAAATGGGAACGGCTGGATTCCTACGGGCCAAAGCTCGTGGAAAACATCGTCCAAGCGACCTCCCGCGATATCCTCTGCTACGCCATGCAGGCCCTTCGCCGCTGTGATATTGTCATGCACATCCATGACGAACTGGTCATCGAAGCTGATACGAGTGTTTCTTTGCAAGCCATCTGCGAACAAATGAGCCGAACGCCGCCGTGGGCAAAGGGGCTGCTGCTCCGCGCTGATGGATACGAAACGGATTTCTATAAAAAAGATTGAGATGTTTTGTACGATGGGCTTCCCTTTTTCCAGTGGGTATTAGAGATGAACAAGAAGCCCGTCGTGAAAGGAGTTTCTAAATGAGTATAAACAAGTTTAACAGCGAGGGCTATTACGACCCGACCACCTATGAAGCCCTGTCTCTGATTGAAAAGGAGGAACGCGCACTGCGGGCTTTTCGGCCGATTGTCTACATATGCTCTCCGTTTTCTGGGGCTGTGGACGAGAATATTGCGGCGGCGCAGCGCTACAGCCGTTTTGCCGTGGACAATGGCTGCATACCCGTCGCGCCACACCTGTTGTTTCCGCAATTTCTTGATGACAACAATCCCACGGAACGCCAGCTTGGGCTATTCTTCGGCACCGCCATCATGAGCAAATGCGCCGAGGTGTGGGTATTTGGCAGCACCATCTCAGCCGGTATGGAGGCTGAAATCAAGCGTGCCAAGTGGAAAGATTACCGCTTGCGCTATTTTACAGAAAACTGCAAGGAGGTAACCGATTATGCGTGAATTAAACATCGCCTACGGCAACAACCGGCAGGCAAAGAGATGGGTAAACAAGACCATAAGGTTTGACGATTTGAAGGAACGGCTCAAAGTGACCATCCGCACCACCGAGTCCGCTGAGGAATATGCGAAGATGAGCCGCGCCCAGCGTGACACCGCCAAAGACCACGGCGGCTTTGTGGCTGGCGTGCTGAAGGGCGGCAGACGAAAGGTCGATACCGTGGAGAGCCGCTCGATGGCGGCGCTTGACGGCGACCGCATTGATAAAGCTTTCCTTAATGATTACGAAACAATCTGCCCTTATACATCCGCACTGTACACCACCCACAGCAGCACGGAGGAAAATCCCCGTGTCCGGCTGGTGTTCCCGCTGACCAGGGATGTGACACCGGAAGAGTTTGTGGCGGTATCCCGCTACCTCGCTCAGATGCTGGGCATCGACTATTTTGACGAATGCTCCTACCAGCCCAATCAGCTGATGTACTGGCCTTCCACGCCGGCTAACGGCTCCTTTGTGTATAAAGAGACGAACAGCGGCTGGCTTGACCCCGATGCGATCCTCGCAAAGCATCCGGAATGGATTGACCCCACAAGACTGCCCACCTCTTCCAGAGAAAGCAAGGCGAATGCCATCACCCGGCAGAAGGTGCAGGATCCTCTGACAAAGGAAGGTGTTGTAGGGCTGTTCAACCGCGCCTATTATCCCATCGCAAAGGCACTGGAGGTATTCCTATCCGATGTATATGAGCCGACCGATAACGAGAACCGCTGGCATTTGATTGAATCCAGCAGTATGGCCGGTGTGGAGATCAAGGAGGAGAAGTTCGTCTACAGCCACCATGCCAAGGACCCTGCATACCTCAAGCTGTGTAACGCATTTGATATCGTCCGCATTCATAAATTCGGCGATTTAGAGGAAAAGGCGGCTTACAAGGCAATGTGCAACTTCGCCATGCAGCAGGATGAAGTGAAGCTGCTGGCGGCAAGCGAAAAAATGGCGGATGCCGAGACGGATTTCTCCGGCAGCGAGGATACCGACTGGCAGAAGCGTTTTCAGTACGAACCTCGCTCCACGGTGCTGAAGAACAATCTCCACAACATCACGCTGATCCTCCAGAACGACCCGCAGCTCCAGAATATCGTATTCAACCAACAGTTGGACGGCATGGAGATTAAAGGCCCTGTCCCATGGCAGCATCCGTCTAAATATTGGCGGGATGCCGACGATGCCCAGCTGATCAGCTATGTGGATTCTCATTACGGTACATTTTCACAGCGCAACTACCAAATTGCCGTAACCAAGGTGGCGGACGACCGCTCCTATCATCCCATTCGGGAGTATCTGGCGGCTTTGCCGGAGTGGGACGGCATTTCCCGTGTGGATACGCTTCTTATCGACTATCTGGGCGCACAAGACAACACCTATGTCCGCGCCGTAACGCGCAAGACTCTGTGTGCCGCCGTGCGCCGTGTGCAGGAGCCGGGCGTGAAGTTCGATACCATGCTGGTCTTGAACGGTCCTCAGGGCATCGGCAAGTCTACCCTTATCTCCCGCCTTGCCGGCGAGTGGTTCTCTGACAGTTTGAATCTGAGCGATACCAAGGACAAGACCGCCGCCGAGAAGCTACAAGGCTATTGGATTCTGGAGATCGGCGAGCTGGCAGGTCTGCGCAAAGCGGAAGTGGAGACGCTGCGTTCCTTCCTTTCCCGGCAGAACGATATCTACCGCGCCGCATTCGGCAGACGGGCGACGCCGCATCCGAGGCAGTGCATTTTCTTCGGCACTACCAACGCTGAATCCGGATATCTGCGGGACACCACTGGCAACCGCCGGTTCTGGCCTGTCAAAACGCCGGGCGGCGGCGCAAAGCACTCCTGGGAACTCACCGATGAGGATATCCGCCAGATCTGGGCGGAGGTGCTGGTGCTTGTAAAGGACGGCGAAAAGCTGCATCTCGCTCCCGAAATGGAGACACTCGCCAAGGAAGAACAGCGGGAGGCTCTGGAATCCGATGAACGGGAAGGCTTAGTGCGCGAGTATCTTGAAACCCTTCTGCCGGAGGATTGGGAGAGTATGGATATTTTTGACCGCCGGTCCTTCCTCGCCGGAGTGAATAATATCGGCCGTGTGGGCACGGTCGCCAGAACACGGGTCTGCAACATGGAAATCTGGTGTGAGCTTTTCGGGAAGGATCAGGGCAGCCTTGGCCGCGCCGAATCCAACAACCTCACAGCCATGCTCACCAAACTCGGCTGGGTGCGCAAGGAGAAAAAGGAGCGCGTCAAGCCATACGGAGCGCAGTTCGTCTTTGTTCCCGGCGATGTTCCTGACTGATTTTTCGGGAACGGTGCGAATCAGGAACAGTTCCCGACTTCCGGCAGTGTTCCCAGGTGAGACTCCGGGAACGCCGTCAGGAACACACCGAATGTGCCGCCGCAAGGCAGCTTTACAGGCTCTGTTCCTGTGTTCCTGAAAAAGCATATAAATTGGAAATGTATAAAAAAGACTATACAGAACCCGTAAATCACGCATACGCACGCGCGTAAGGATTTTCAGGTTTTTAAGAACACGGAGGTAAATCAAAATGTCAATGTATGAAATAGACAGTGCATATGTCCGCAGGTGTCAGAAGCGGCTTCAGGAATGGGGGGCGCCTCTCTCCGGCTGGTATTGTGACTACATTTACGATGTGGCCGAGGAAGAGGAGGATGCAGACCACATTGAACTGTTCACCTGTGAACTCTGCGATTGTGCGCAAGTACGATTTGTTCATGTGATGAGCCATGATGAGTATTTTGAACCTGTTGCAGTCGGCTGTATCTGCGCCGGAATTATGGAGGGCGATATCCTCGCCGCCAGAGAGCGTGAGCGGCTGATGAAAAACCGAGCCAAACGGAAGCGCAGCTTTCCACGTCGTCAGTGGACTAAGAACTGGTGTGGAAACTATCAGCTGACTTATCAGGGCAGAAAGGTGTTTATCAACAACAAGGGCAGCAATCGCTACAGCGTATGTGTAGATGGCAAGACCGCCTGGAGTTACAAGGGTAAACCTCTCGACAATTTTGTTTCTGCCGCCTATGCCGCTTTTGAATTGGCCGACCCCATAGAAAGGATACGCCCATGAGAGAAAAAGAAATTGAAAAGAAGCTGATTCTGGCGGTCAAACAGGCTGGCGGAATCGCGCCGAAGTTCACCTCACCCGGTTTCGATGGTATGCCAGACCGCATTGTACTTTTACCGGGCGGTCATATCGGCTTTGTGGAAGTCAAGGCTCCCGGAGAAAAGCCGCGTCCGTTACAGCTGGCAAGGCATGAGATGTTAAGGCGATTAGGATTTCAAGTTTATCTCCTTGACAGTATCGAGCAGATCGGAGGTGTGATTGATGAAATACTCTCCACATGATTATCAGAAATATGCCGCCGACTTCATTGAGAAGAATCCCATCACCGCAATACTGCTGGATATGGGTATGGGCAAGAGCGTCATTACGCTGACGGCAATCAATCAGCTGATGTATGAGCTGTTCGAGGTGCAGAAGGTTCTGATCATCGCGCCTCTCAAGGTAGCGAAGAACACATGGCCTGCGGAAATCGAAAAGTGGGATCACCTGAAAGGGCTGACGTATTCGGTCGCGGTGGGAACTCCCGCAGAAAGGCTGGCGGCTCTGAACGCCGGAGCGAATATTACGATTATCAACCGTGAAAATATTCCATGGTTAATCGAGGACAGCGGCATTCCCTTTGACTTTGACATGATTGTAATTGACGAGCTGTCCTCCTTCAAGAACCACAAGGCAAAGCGTTTCAAGGCACTCATGAAGGCAAGACCAAAGGTAAAACGTATCGTTGGCTTGACCGGCACACCCTCCAGCAATGGACTGATGGATTTATTCGCGGAGTTTAAACTGCTGGATATGGGAAAACGCCTCGGCAGATTTATCGGGCAGTACCGTTACACTTATTTCACTCCTGACAGGATGAACGGTCCCATCGTCTACTCTTACCGACTTCTTCCGGGAGCCGAGGACGAGATTTACAGGAAAATATCCGACATCACCATTTCCATGAAATGTACCGACCACCTGACGATGCCAGAGAAAATCGAGACGCAGGTTGAAGCGGTGATGTCGGACGTCGAGACTGCCAGATACGAAAAGATGAAGAAGGAACTGGTGCTGAACCTGGACGGTGAGGAAATAACCGCCGCAAACGCCGCTTCTCTTTCGGGAAAGCTCTGCCAGATGGCAAACGGTGCAATCTATGCCGATGATGAGAGCATTCTGGAGATACACCAAAGAAAGCTGGACGCCCTGGAGGACATCATCGAAGCCGCAAACGGCAAACCGCTTCTTGTGGCCTACTGGTTCAAGCATGACCTGATCCGTATTTCGGAAAGGCTGCACAAGCTGCATATCCCGTTCTCCCGGCTGGATGACACCGCAAGTATCCGCAGATGGAACAATGGCGAGTTTCCAGTGGCGCTGATTCACCCGGCATCGGCGGGACATGGGCTGAATCTCCAGAGCGGCGGTTCGGCCATCGTGTGGTTCGGGCTGACCTGGAGTCTGGAACTTTATCAGCAGACCAACGCCCGTCTCTGGCGGCAGGGACAGACCGCAAAAACCGTGGTGGTACAGCACATCGTTGCCAAAGGCACGATTGACGAGCGGATTGTGAAAACTCTCTCCCAGAAGGAGCATACCCAGACGGCACTGATCGACGCTGTGAAAGCGGATTTGAAAATCTGAGACAATCTAAGAAAATCCGTGCCAATCCGAGAATCAAAATTTCGGAGGTACGAATATGAGCGACATTACAAATTATGAGAACCTGGCGAACGCCATCATTCTCCATGCGGTGAAGGATTACCGGACGGCTTTGAAATGTCTCAAAGCAAATCCGAGAAACAAATCCGCTCTGGCGGACAAAGGCGAAATAGAGAGATTTTTTCGTTCAAGCTGGTTTTCGGTACTTACAAGTGTAGACGGTGAGATGCTGATCCGCTCCCTGCAGAAGGAGGCGGACGCATGACCGCAAAAGAATATCTGAACCAGGCGCGGCACCTGGACGCACTCATCAACTGCCGCCTGCGTGAGATTGACTACTGGAGGGAACTATCGAGCGGCATCTCAGGCAGCAATTTTGAACCCCATTACAATCCAAACCGTCCGACAGAGGCACCTTTCGTCCGATGCCTTGAGAAAATCGATGCAATCCAAAGGGATGTAGCGGAAAAGGTGGCGTATCTGGTGTGTCTCAAGGAAACCATCAACACGGCAATTGACAGGCTCACCAGCCGTGAGGAGCAGCTGGTACTCCGTTACCGCTACCTGGACAACTGCTCTTGGGAGGAGATATCACGGATGCTGAACGTGTCGCTTCGCACGGTACACCGCATACACGGGTCGGCTTTGCAGAATTTTATTGTCCCGGATTGAAAGTTGGCACGGTTTGACACAGTATGGCACACCCGTCCTGTGATATCATTACAATAGCGAAGCAGAATACAGAACGGCCTTCATGGGAGCAATCCTGTGAGGGCTTTTTGTATGTCCGAAGGAGGTGGCGCAGTGCCAAGAAAACCAAAGCGTCCATGCTCCTACCCCGGCTGTCCCAACCTCACGGACGGGCAGTACTGCGAGGAGCATCAGCGGCTTGCCGCACAGCAGTACAACAAATACACACGCAGTCCCGACACAAACAAAAAGTACGGCAGAGCTTGGAAGCGGATCCGCGACCGCTACGCCGCGGCGCATCCGCTGTGCGAGCGGTGCCAGAAGGAAGGACGGCTGACACCTGTGGAAGAGGTGCATCACATTCTGCCCGTCTCTCAAGGCGGTGACCACAGGGAAAGCAACCTTATGAGCCTCTGCCAGTCCTGCCACACAAAAATTCATCTTGAAATGGGTGACAGACACACACATGGGTGA